TGCTGGCCCTTTGGTTGCTGCTGCTCTTCACCTGTTCGGTGGCAGCAACTTGGTGGCCGTCTTCCGTAGATAGGCCAGTTCCCACATCTGGGGTGCCAACGCGCCAGTGCCACTCATTTACTGGGATGAGATCTACGCAATGAACAGGTTTAAAGGGGAGCGCTTTTGCTCCCCTTTTCCGATCCTGTGCTAATTTCTTACGTGCAAAGGAGGCTCTATGAAACTCACTTTATCCTTATCCAAGGCGTACGACGCATTAACCGAAGAAGAATCTGCAAAGTTCCATGCGTGGTTCGGCAAGAGTGCGGTGCGTGACTCCAAGGGAAAACCTATCCGTTGCTTCCACGGCACTCCGCATCAATTCGACAAATTCGACCTCAACTTCGCTGCAAAGGGCAACGACCAGTACGGGATCGGATTCTACTTCACGGATAATGCAGACGTGGCGTCTACGTATTCCGGCGAGAATGGTAGCGTGATGCCGTGCTACTTGAAGATCGTCAAGCCTATCGACTTCGACAGACCGCGCAACATTACGCAGTTGCAAATCACGAAGCTCGTTAGCGCTATCGGCCCGAAGCTGATGAAAGCTGCGCTGACCAATCACATTGACGTTGATCGCGTCGGGCTGCGCGTTGCGTTGAACCAGTATGCGAAGTTCTACGAAGGAACCGATCTGCTGCAAGCCGCGCGCGGGATCTGGAACGATATTTATGCTGGTACTCCGCTGGCCGGACACTTCCCCAAGTTGTTCAAGGCCGTTACCGGATACGACGGCATCATCGTCCGTCGCAGTAATGGAAATATCTACGTGGTGTTTACGCCGCAGCAAATCAAATCCGCCGTGGGTAACGACGGGCGATACACTCGCGCCGCCGAACTTACACGGTAATCATCAACCAACAAGGACAACTATCATGGACATTAACAGAGGGGCACCAACCAAAGAGAGCGAAGACGCAATTTCTTTGCTGCAAAAGTTCTCACTGGAACTCGAAGCGGCGGCTTACGATTTTATGCGCGCCGCAGATTTCATGCAGGGCCACTCCCTCGCACTTGCACAGCGTCTCAATACTCAACAGGTGGGGTGAGAAATGAAACTGATGATCTCTACGAGTGCGCGTAAGCCGCGCCAGCAATCTGGCGTCGTGCCCTATCGTAAGAAGCGCGATGGCTCTGTTGAAATCCTGATGGTTCGCTCGACGCACGCCGGAAACTGGGGCTTGCCGAAGGGCGGTGTCGAAGCAGGCATGACCCCGCTGGCGAGTGCCATGAAAGAAGCGGAAGAGGAAGCTGGTGCCGTTGGTGTCGCGAAAGACTTCGTGGACATTACCGAATACATCAAGGGCAGTACCGGACGCGCGCAAGTTGTCGAGTGGTACGTGATGCGCGTTAAAGGATTGCTCACCGAATATCTTGAAGCCGGACGCCGTGAGCGTCGTTGGTTCAAAATCGACAAGGCAATCAAGAAAGCTGACAAGAAGGTCGCCAGTGTGATCGAAGCCGCTTCCTCGATCATCGACCTCTACAATAAGTGAGGACGTATGCGACTTAATATTTCCTTGTCGGACGATAACGATCACCACCGCGCACTTGAGGAAACCGGATTCTGGGGCAGGCGCGGCGCGGGCGTCTTGGTGTTGAGTGCATCCACCGGACGTCTGTTGCTGCCGCTGCGCAGTTCCAAAGTGCAGGAGCCTCATACGTGGGGGACGTGGGGCGGCGCAATCGACGACGGCGAGAATCCGGCGAAGGCTGCGATGCGTGAAATGCGTGAAGAGAGTGGCGTGCGCCTCAACCCTACCGTGTTGGAAATGCTCTACGAATTCCGCTCCGGTTCGTTCCAGTACACTACGTTCCTTGCGGTAGTTGATGCGGAATTCAAGCCGCGACTCGATAAGGAAACCGAAGCCGCCAAGTGGTTTGAACTCGACTCCCTTCCTACTGCGTTGCACTTCGGCCTGCGCGCGATACTCGACGACAGCAAAGCAATGAGCCTGCTGCGCAGACGTGTTCGCGACATTCGCGCCAAGATCCTCGCGCCGTTTGCTGAACTCATGGAGAGATACCAGTCGAACGGATCGGGAAGCTACGATGCTAAGTGGCTACGCGATGCGTATTTCAAATTGCCTCGCTGGTTCCGTAACGCGACGAGTACCCGTTTCGCGAAGTCCACCAAGAACCTTTATCGTGGTTCGGACTCGCACACTCCCGAGAACTTTAACTTTCTGGCAGGCAAGCTAACGCACGTCGCCAGTTTCACAGACAACAAATCGGTCGCAGAATTCGTGTATGGCCCGACCCTGAGCCTGCGCGTTCTTGCCGAATCATTCGGCGCAATCATGTCAGTGGCAAAGGCCGTAAAGATCTTCAACCGTCTCCGCATACCACACTCTGTAGGCGATGACGAAGGCGAGTATCTGGTGTTTGATCTGCGATACCGAAATGAAATAAGACATTAAGAGAATCATTATGCTACTAGCCGCCCAGTGCCCGACAGGTATTGCAGTTGAAGGGCCTATAATTGCTTCGGATATTAAAGCGATTACCGCATCACATTCGCCGTACAACAACACCGTAAACCGCCTCGACTTCGCTGCATTCTCTGATCCTGAGCCGGAATCCAGCACTGTCAGTAACAGCGGGTTCGGTTCTGTTTCAGGGTCGAACACTTCAATCACTATGGAGTTCTTGCGCCCGTTGGCGGTCGTAGCTGTCATGGTGCAGACATTGAAAGCCGCCACATCCGGATCGTGGGGCATCAACTACATGGAAGGTGTGAAAGTTCAAGCGCTTGTCGGCACCGTATGGGAAACCGTATTCACCTACCCGAGTGGGTTATCCGGATCCGGCGTACTTGCACCTGATGGCAAGGCGTATAACGAGAAGTGGCCTAATAAAATTCCCGTGGGTCGCGTGTGCAATGCAATTCGCCTATTGAAACCTAGCGGCTATGTATGCGCATCCACGTTCATTCCAATAGTCGGGTAGTGGGGAATCACGATGAAGTTATCTATAAATCTAAAAAGTCATTCGGCAGCAATGCGGCCAAAGTGGGCGGCAATGCGGCTCCCTCCGTCGTTCGCACAGCGCACCAAGTCCCGTCAAGACCTTATGCGCGACAAGGCGTATCAACAGCGTGCTCGTCAGGTTGTTGCTCAAGTCACTAAGGTGGCCAAAGAGCGTGAAGCCGAAATGCTCAAGAAGGCCAAGAAAGAAAATTGGTCGAAGGAGCGAATCGCAGCATACAAGCATAAGCTCGCAGCGGCAGTGATCAAGGCGAAGACGAAAGCCAACTCCGTGTTCACTGGTCAGGGCTTGGCTGCTCCGTATGCAATCAGCTCCAAAGATCTCGCAGTTATCACCGACTCCCCGACGGGCAGAGGCGGCACGGCGTCTGCGTTCAAAGTGCTAATCGCACGTTACCTGCGCTTGTTTAAGTTGCATGGATTCAAGCAGTCACTTTTCGATCTGGATCCGAAAGCCGCACTTCCCTTTAAGGTGACGTCAATTGATCGACTGGTCAAAGACATTAACGAACATGTCCACCTGTTCTCCGGTGAACTCTATAAGCGCACTGGCATAACACAGAAGGACGCCCCTGCATTCCTCGAAGCGGTTCGTGAACAGGGCTATCTGGCTGCTCCGTTTGGTTTTGAAAAGCTCGATACCAAGTTGAAAGCCGCAATCAGTAGTTCTGGCATGAAACCGGATTCCGTCGCTAACACGTTCACGAAGCACAGAGTTACTAGCGATGCGTTGCTCGTAGAGTTTGCGGCCTTCTTGAGAAAGTTGGGTGCAGAAAATGCCGACGCTCTTCTCGCCTGCCTGCCGAAGGTGGATGCGCTGCCCGACCCCAAAGACGATAAGCTGTGGCTGGCGATTGCTGGCGTGTTCGTCGGACATGCGTTTGACGACTCCACTCTGCGCGCTAAGAGCTTAAAAGCTCTCCCGAAGGTACTTAGGAACGACAAGATCAGTCGGGCGGGTGTGGGTGCCCTCACCCTGCGTCGCAAACAAGCGAGCGTGATGGCCGTTACCTTCATGCTGCATCGTTTGCTCGCAGGATTGCTGTTCTTCTCTAAGAAAGCCAAGTGGAAGGGCGAAGACAAACTCTTTGTGGATCGTTTGGTTAACGCCTACGCCACTATCTTGGTTTCGGTATCTGCCTCTGCACAGGCCAAGAACCTGTACCCAGCTCTCGCAATGGTGCAGGTATTCTTCTTGCAGAGTAAGGCGGCTGATGCCATGCTTGCTGCCGATGGAATCACCGCGAAGTTCTCTGCGCTGATCAAGCCTTACGTTGCAGTGCCGTCCGTACGTTCTCTCTACGCAGCCGCTCCGGTATCCACTCGTAAAGCGAAAGCAGCCGCCGCAGCATTCACTGTAGAGAAACCTGTTCGACTGACGGCAGCCAAGTTGCCTGAAATGACCAACGGCAACCTCGCATGGATGCTCGCGAACGATCCTGAGAAGCTGTTGAAGCTGTACGGCGACAATCCGCAGTTTGATTTGGACTTCGCGGCCTTGCGTGCTCCTGAAATGGCACCGCTCGTTAAATTCCTTGCCACGTCTCCCGAGTATCTGCGTAACGTCCCCGAGGACTTGCACGACCTGCTTGTTAAACGCTGGCGATTGCCTGAACTCAAGACTGCCGATTTCGTGAAAGCCTATAGCGGGATTTCAAAAGTCGGATTGGAAGAGATTGCTCGCATTGCTGCGTTGAGCAGCGTGTCGAACAAAGCAATCAGCCCGTTAGTTCCTAAGCTGACGAAAGAAGCCTCGCAGTATCTTGTTCTGCAATTGGTGGCGAATTCCGCCAACGCGACCAAAGGCGCGTTCGGTAAAATCCAAAGCGAGCACGCAAAGTTCAATGGCTTGAAGACGAACAAGGTTGTCGCATCCGATTTGCGCGCTACTGATATTGAAGTCGTACGTGGGGTGTTTAAAGAAGCCCAGAAATCGGTAGCTGATGAACTGCTGAACTCCGGCTACGGGGCCAAAGACATTGACGATTTCACGGCGCGCGTCAAAGCAGCTTATGCCGCCATCAAAGAGAACGGCGGCAAGCTGAAAGTAGCAAGTCGCAGAATCACCCCCGCCGACCTCGATCTGGTTGAAGCGCAAATGTCACTCGGCCACGGGATCACCGCCGTCCGAATAGACAAAGCATTTAACGTGACGTCAAAAGCAAAAGAACCGACCGACGCACACAAAGTTGCGGAGACCGTCTGGCACGGCACTGATATATCGGCTGCATCTTGCATTGCGCTGACAGGGTTTAAGGTGACGAGTGCCAACGTAAAAGCTGGTCGTTCTATGGGGTCAGTTGTTTACGTCGCGCCGAACGCTGATAAGTCTATGCAGTACCTCGGCAGCAAATTCACACGCAACGGTACTGGCATACTCTTCAACGGCCCCGCGTATTTGAAAGGTGCCGCGCGTGAGCGAATTAACGGTCGTGCGGGCTCCTATGACTGGACGCACACTGGCAGATTCTCGTCGGAAGAGATTGGTTTGGCGAACGCGAACTTGCAATTCGACATTGAGCGCGCATACTCTGTTACGGTATGCTCACGCCTACCGAACCTCACGACTCGCAGCCCACTTGTGGAGGTTCGTAAGGTCGCAAGTCTGGCTATGATGCGACTTGCGACTGCTTCAAAAATCCGCACCGCGCAGATGGCTATCAGCAAGGCCAAGACTGTCAACGCAGTTGTTGAAGTATTGCGTGGCTATGACGTGGTGTTGGTTTTGGGCAAGCCTGATGACGCGCCGCGCAAAGCGAATCGTAAGTTCAAGATTAAGGTAGTACGCTAACCCTAATTTGGAGGGCACATGCAATTCGAATGTGAAGAATGCCACGTCGTTGAGAACACGGCAAACTGCGGTTACTGGAACAACGGAGGCAAGCACATTTGCAGCCAGTGTGACCCTGCAATCGGGAAGTGGCACAACCGCTTCCCGCGCCGAACTAAAGACAACTTAAACCCTGAGACAGGTGAGCCTGTCACTTCGAAAAATCAACCGTTGTTCTAGGAGAACATCATGAAAATTTCTATCGTCGCACGCGCGATTGCCTCTACCTCCGCAGTGGCTCCCGAAAGCGAGTACAGTTGGAACACCTACACTTCCGTCGCGGGCATGGGTTTGCTGTTCCGTGGCAAGGAAGTCATGATCGCTACCGACACTCAATTCGGTTTGCGTGACGGCACCAAGGGTGCTGCTCGTCTGATCCTGCGCGGTGAGCCGACCAAGGTAATCACTGTTACCCCCGAAGAGCGTACTGTGCTGCTCGCGCGCTCCACACCTGTCACCACCAAAGGCGGCAAGAAAGCCAAAGTGCAGGGCGTAGTTCCTGATTTCGATGCAGCCGCTGCATGGAAAAACGAAATCGCCCCTGCGATCAAGGAAGCTGCCGCCACGTTATCCGCCACTAGCCTTCCTTCCGGCTCCGTGATTGTGTTCTTGGATCGTGTGTCCGCCGAGGTCTCTAACTACATTGAGAAGGGCGGTGCTACTGCCGCGACCACCAAGAAGTTTTTGAAGCTGCTGGGGCAAGCTCCAGTCGGCACGGGCATCATGAACCGCGACAAAGAGAACGTGCAACTTGCCGTTAAGTTGCTCGAAACCAGTCCGGAGTGGAAGCGCATCAAGACAGGCAAGCTCAAACTCTCCAAATTCGAGAACGCTTACTCCGTCAGTCAGGACTTCGGTTACGCTGCCATCCATTTGAAGATTGCACAGGTTCTGGTTGGGGGTAACAGCAAGAAGCTGCGTGATACCTTGCGCAACATTGACACCAGCGCTCGCGAATCTATTCCGAGTGCCGTGCATCGCCAGATTACTTCGTGGGCAATGAAAGGCTTGAAGCTCCGTTAATGCGCCTACTCCTATCAACTTCTGCAACGGCAACACTGTATCACTTCACGTCAGTGTTGTCGGCAGTCAAAGCGCTCACGGAAGGCATGATGCTTACCCCTACCTCGCTGTCCGATTCGGACGCCGCGCACGGTAAGCGGAAAGCATACTTCCTGAGCCTCACTCGTTCACGCCACGGACGTTATCACCGTAACGATTCCCGTGGCGTCCTCTTCGAACTTGATGGCAACAAGATCAACACGCGCTATCAAGTTAAGCCTGTTGACTACTGGCAGTTCTTCTCGTCTCCGAAAGTTCGCTTCGATAGCGATGAGCAAGATGCGCGGCTAGTGACTGACAAGCCGCGCATCGACGTTAAGCCATTCATCAAGAGCATTAGTCTCTTGGTCGATGAAAGCAAAACTGACAAGCGTACGCTGCGCACTCTGTACGTGCAAGCATTCAAACTCGGCATTCCGCTCTACCTCTATAACGATCCGAAGTTGTTCCAGCTCGGGCGTGAGAAGGGGCGACTGCAATTGTCGGACGTTGTGGATGTGAAGAAGGCACCACAACGTACGCCGTCGCGCGACCGTGGTTTTGAAACGTTGCTGAGTTCCGCACTGCACTTGTTGATGCTCACCGATGATCCGGAGTTCAATCTCTACAACGACGTTTACGACGTGAAGGATTTCGACAAGAGTATGATCAGCTACTTGCGTTACGGTGACGATTTGCAGCGACAACTGAAAGCAGCATTCCAGAATGCGGGACGTTCAGCTACCACGGGATTGCGCAAAGACCGTGCGCGCCTCGACCGCTTGATTGCCGCAATGCGCAAGCGCGGTTTGATGGACGTCAAAGACTACGTGAAGTTCATTATGGATCGTCGTGATGCAGACCAGCGAAAGTTCAACGCTGCACGGGCGCAAACCAACGACGGTTGGTAAGGACTTGCTATGAAACTCCATTTATCACTGTCCGCCGTTCCTACCCCGCCGGAACTCTTTGCCCGTATTATTGCGCAGCACGCGGGCCTGAGCTGGATAAAGATCTCCAAGCGCGGCACCAAGTACACAGCAGCCTCGGATTCGATCTCGATCATTTACGATCAGCAAGGCGGCCATGTGTTCGTCAAGAAAGATGGCAAAGCCGTCATGGACTTCCCAGCGCCTCGCGTGGTTGGTAAGACGCTGACCAACACGCAAAGTACAACGGCAGCCAAGCACGGCGCTCTGATCAAAGCCAAGACCGCAGTCGTGACCCCGAAAGAAGGATCGACGGACGCGCTCAAGAAGATCAAGTTCAAGGCGAAAGCTCCCGACAAGTTGACCAAAGAGCAGCGCGCCGAAGTTACTGCGAAGTATGGCCCGACGTTCGCGAAGAAGGTGATCGCGCTGGGGACTGCTCTGCTCTCCATCAAGGAAGTGAAGCGTGGCGCCGATACTGCCGTGATGTTCTGGCCTTTTGCGTTCGGGCCTGTGACGCGCAAGGTGAAAACCGCGTACGGATCTTTGCTGCGCTCCGACATTTACTCAATGATGGCCGCAGCCCCTACCATTCCGTTTAAACCCGTAGGCGCGCCCACCCAGTTTCGCGGGTATGCTCCGTGTCGTGTGTGCGGTGCGCAGTTGGGAAGTGCAACGCAGTTTGATGCTGCGGGTGTTGCACGTCCTAGCAACATTGCTGCACATTACAGCAGCCACGGAATCAAATGCAATTTGGTGCGGAAGGTTGCAACCGACAAGACAACTGGCAAGAAGTACGCCGTGCTGTATGTCGGGTCTTTGAATAGCTTGTAACATGGAGGGTGCCTGCGGGTGCCCTCTTTTCATTCGCTGCCCAAAATACTGTAAATAGATATTGTCTAACAAAGGAGACAAACATCATGATTAACTGGATGCGTAACGCATTTCTCAAGCTATCCCCGACTTACCAGCTCCGAACTCAAGTTGAACAGTGGTACGATGCCGACGGCACCGAAGAGCATGTGACGAACCCGATTGAGATCGTGCGCGCTGTTCTGTGTACCGAATCGAACGTGCGCCGTCGTTCGTACGAATTGATCCGTGACGCTATCGGCAGCCGCGACACCCTTGCACCCTTCCGGAGCATGAGTTCGTTGATGCGTGGGTTTGCACAGCCCGAAGGCTTCTTTGACCGCAGCACCATCGGCATAACCAAAACCGACATGCTCGTTCCTGCAATGGCATTGCATTCAGACGGCAGACTGGTGATGACGCGCGACGAAGTTCTTGTGCGTTGTGGTTCGCTCACCGCCCGACGCTATCGCCCGCAGCGTAGCATTGTGGAAGGGAAGGGAATCAACAAACCTATCGAAGGAACGGCGTTGTTCCTCGACGAGGCGGTCGCAACTCTGTCACGTTGCATGGTTCCCGACGTCTACAACCTAGCGACATTCATGGCCGGTATGCAGTTCTTCGTGTTGGAGAATTCGTACGTGTATGCGCACTGCGCCTTCCGCCCCGTCGGCTCGTTTGCGCTGCGTGCCATTTCCGAGCCGCTTATGCCGTTGATGTTCCGACTGGTGAAGGCCGTGCCGATCAGCTCTATTATCTACCCGCGCGCAGATTGCTTCATGCGTATGCGTGCCGATGAAGTTCTCGTTTCGCTGGCGATGAATACGGTTGAGGTGGCTGACACCCTCCGTCTAATGGCGTCACTGCGCTCTGTTGAATTGCGTGAAGCGTTGATGCTGGATGAAGACGAATTCGAAGACCTGTGCTCACGCTACGAAGACCGCTATCAGTTGGACGTTGCACCACTGGAAAGCGATACCGATCTTCGCCTTCGCGTTATCACCCTGAACGAGCTGCGTGATCGCTGTGACTTCCTGTGCGCACATTTGAAGGTGGAGCAGCGTTACGAGCCGAGCGGCCCCGTCGGTCAGACAGGGCATCCGGTTATTTCCCGCAAACGTCAAGCGCAGAAAACTCGCGGCGTGAAGCAGGACAACAGCACTATGTATGGCCCGCAAGTCACGTATCGCAACGACGGGTCGTTCGACATGACTGACGTTATGCTCGCACACATGCTTTTGCAAAATGCGTGCGCATCCGAAAGTCACAGTTCGGTGATCTCGCAAGCGGCTGGCACTTCCGCTAACGTGTATGTTGAAGAACCTACTTCACCACACCGCACCTCGCCGTGTTACGCGCCCGACCCGCAGCCTGAGCGTGAAACGTATTCCGCGCCCACTTACTCCGCGCCGGACAATGATTGCGGAGGCGGTGGAAGCAGCAATGATTACTGAGAGGTCACAAATGCTACCAGATTCCGTTGTTGGATGTTTCTGGCGCAGGTTCACGGATGAAGCGCCGCAGGATGTTATTTACGATGCGCTGGTGTCAACGAAAGAATCGACGACCGAGCGTTTATCTATGATGATGCCGCCGTGCGTGCGAAGTCTATTCACCGACAAGGTGAGTGCTCGCATTGCAATGCTCGAAGACCCTAAGCGCTCTCCGCGAATGTGCTTCACGTTTTCAGAGCTACCGAGTCCGGACTGGCCGACGTTTGAGTTGATGTATCGGAAAGGCAAGGAAGTACGCAACCACCGCTACAACATATTCAACATGGGAATGACGCAGCTTGTTGAAGAGCACCATCACCCAGCACTGTTGAGTGATCGCTACTTTGAGGCGCGCGTTCGCCTGTTCGTCTATTTCATGTTCGGCTACGTGCTGCAACCGAACCGAGTATCTACGTGTGGGAATGGCGCGGGCACAATTCAAGTGCGAGTCAGCTTTAATCCTGCGGGGCCACACGTCACAATCTTTGAGGGCCGCCATGATCATTGACCCTAACGAAATCCCCAACACCCGCGACTCCATGCGCGTACTCGGAACCTCGCTGGACTATGCAGCGGTTTCTGATGACGTAGTTGGTGAGCTGTCGCGCTTCGTGGACTCGCATCGCCATGCCGACATTATTCCGGTGATTCAAGCGTTCGTCGGAATCTTCCCGCGCTATCACTTCCAACGCATCGTGCTGGATCGCATCAACTCCTGTTTGGAGAATCGCACCAGTGCGCGGGGTGCGTGGCGTACGCGCGCCTACATGCGGCAGCCGCCGGAACGCGCCGCTGATCCTGTCGCGGTATTGGAAGAAGTTTCTAAAACCGATAGCGAGTTCTATTCGCTCTACGTTCGTTACCGCAAAGGTGTGTCCGCAGTAGTGCGTGACAGTTTGTGGTGGCGTCGGGATTTCGGCTCCATAAAGACGCGCCTCGCGGTGCTCACATCTTACGTGTGGGCAGTGAAGGGCGTCGTGATGCAATTCGAAGGTACGTTCAATCCCGATGGAAGTCCGCAAGAGATCTTCCTTGTGGTCGGTGACAAACGTACAACCATTTATCTATCAGTGCTTGATGCCTACACTCCGAAGGGAGAACAAAAGTGATCTTGAAAAATCCTGTACCGTTTTATTTTGATGCCGACGACACCCTGCTCGATACTCGCGGCTGGTTCATCAAGCAAGCGTGGGACAACGGCACCTCTGTGCATCCGTCGTCGCTGCGTCTTCATCCCGAGTTGTCGCTTCCTGAGCATATGTTGAAGCGTGAAATCCAAAACGGGTTCCTCGAAAGCGCCGAATTCATGGATCAAACTGCACTGCTGCCTTATGCCAAGCACACGTTGCTTGCGTTGATGGCTATCGGTGTTCCGGTCGAAATCGTAACGCATCGCGGCTACCATCCGAAGGGCAAAGAGCTGACTGAAAACCTGCTCGCGCAGTATGGACTCTCCAACGTGAAAGTCCATGCCGTGCCGACCTCGGTGTGCAAACTCAAGTTCTGCGATGAGCTGACTGGCGGCAAACCGTTCGTGCTGTTCGACGACAACTACGATGCACGCAAACCGCAATACGAAAAGATTGGCAGCCCGCTGTACGACCAACTGTATTGCGTAACGCAACCGTGGAACATCAACCCGCCCGAAGCGTTTGGTGCAATTCGCGACAAGTGCGTGGCACGTCTGGCGGTCGAGGCGCTGATCAACTTCTGCGGCGTCGCCACTGTCAATGCCGCCGAGTTGCTTGGCTCCATCAAAGCTGACGCAACTCCTGCTGAACATGCGGCGCACGCTGCCCGTGAGTTCTACATTTCGGCTGCCTTGCGCGGCCATACCACTTGCCGATAGCGAGGCCACTATGCTGAATGCTTCCAAGGTACTGATTCTAACCAGCGTCGCTAATCGCGTTGCTGACAAGATCATCGAGCACAAACTTTACGGTGACGCTCACCCGATGTTTGACTCTCCGATCTTTGAACTTCCGGTGGATGACTTCGCGGCAACCGCGCTGCGCAGTGGCGAACATCTGCAAGATGTTTATTACGAGGCGGTTCACAACATGCTGCATCCGCTGATCGGTGTCGCTGCCACGTCTGCCGCCATTGATTGCCTGCTGTCCGCTTCGGCCAAGTCAACGCTGTATCCGAACCACAATCGTATGTATCACAGTACGTACCACTGCATTGAAGTTGCGGAATTCGTGCGTGCGCTGGCGTACGAATACGGTGGCCCCGAAGACGACGGTGATCGTTTGGCGGTGATGCTGGCTGCGCTGTTCCACGATTACGAGCACTCGCTCGGTGCCACAAGCGACACTGAAAACGTGATGCGTGCGCAGCGTGCCGTGGACATGTTCCTGCCGCTGATTCTCGGGCTGTCAGATCGTCCGGAGTTCGCAACCGACAAGTTCATTGAGTTGACTTTGTTGCGTGCGAAGGCGGCAATCGAGTTGACTGTCTTCGAAGGCGGCGCGTTCAAGTATCGTTTGCCACTGTCGTCGCATGACAGTATGTGGCCGATGTATTCGACCGTGGGCTACGGCATTCAGTTGGGTGATTGGATGCGCGCTTACGGTGTGCTGTTGGCGCAGGCTGATGCGTCAATGGTGCTGGCTCCCACTTGGGGACACATGGCATTCCGTCTGGTTTACGAAATGCTGGCGAACACCAACTCGAAGTACAATCCCGCGCTCAATCAGATGGCGACCTTCAAGACGTATCTGGATGCGCAGGTGAGCTTCATGTTCAACCCGCATACAATCTCGCGCGTGCCGCCTTCGTTTGCCGAAGAGTATACCGAGTTGTCCGCGCGTCACTCATTCGTTCACGGAGAACTGATCGCATGAAACGTCGATTCCTTGAGTACGGGTTTGATACCCGAGTAGAAGCGTCACCTCTGTCGTGTGCAGAGTTTGTGATGATGGGTCTGTTCGACGTGCCGGAAGTTCCCGAGCGTGACTGCACTTATTCCACTTACGGTATTCGTGCATTCATTGTTTGGTGTCACCACAACGGGTACGTGGAAACCACAACCGAGCATATCAACAACATGGCGTACCGTCTGGTGCTCACTGACGAAGACGCGGCTCCTGAGTTCTGCGTTAACGGGGCATGGCGCAATCGCGCTTCTGCTCAAGCGCTTTCGGAGCGCGACCCGCGCAGCCGCAATTACGACCACTGCTAATGGAGTGAAGCTGTGAACGAAATTCATGAAATGATCCGCGCCGCTAATATTCTGTTGAACGACCTCTTCGACAACAACCAATTTCTGATTGCCACTGTTGTCGGTGCTGCTTCGGTACTCGTAGGCTACCTGCTGCGAACTCTGCCGATGAAGATTGGACGGTTCATCTTCAACCAGAGCATTACGCAGATGCGCGTAACCAATGCCGGATGGAACAACATGCGCACGTTCGTCAACCTGTCGCGCTACCTGCATGAGCATTGTGATAGACGTTTGACGCGCCGCTACAGCGCCGAGACCCAGTACGACTATGACGAAGGTGAGCACATAACTCATCTTGCTATCGGCATGGGATGGCACCGCGTCAGATTCGAAGGGCGTTCGCTGTTTGTTCACCGCGCAGAAATGCCGGACAACCACGCCGACTCGATCAAAGAGAGCATTGAGATTTACGCGCTCGGTCGCTCCAACGGAATCTTCGCTCGCCTGCTCGAACAGTGCAAACCCGCGAAGGCCAAGGGCGTGCAGTTCCATGAATGGGATACGAAAGCCGGAGAGTGGCGCGCAGTCAGTTCACTCAAAGGTCGCGGTCTCGATTCGCTGGCACTGGACAGAGACGTTCGTGATCTCTTGGTTCGTGAATTCACCACGTTCCTTGAAGAGCGCGAAACAATTCTGTCGATGGGTCTGCCTCACAAGTTCACTGCAATCCTGCACGGGATTCCGGGTTCAGGTAAGACGTCGATACTGCGCGCGTTGGCTGTTGACTTCGAGTTGAACTTGTTCAGTATCAACCTCGGGTCACTGCTTACCGTCACCGAGTTGAGCAAAGCGTTGAATAACGTTTCGCAGCGTTCGCTTGTCGTGATGGAAGACTTCGACGATTCTCCGTGGGTTAAGAGCCGTGGCAACATGGACACCATTCACAAGAAGCCGAAGTCTGACGACAGTGAGCAACTGGTGAATGAGGACGAGGCTAAGAGATCGCGTGAGTTTGAAATGTTGTCGTTCCTGACTTCCGATGGCCAGAGTGCATTCTTCAACTTGCTGGATGGCATCGCGCCGTTGGATAACGTTATGATCTTCATGACCACCAACAAAGCGCTCGACCTCGACCGCGCACTGATTCGTCCCGGCCGTATTGATTGCGTGATCGACATTCCGCCTCCGTCGCAGGATGCCGTGCGTGACCACTTGCTTACCGTGTGGCCGGAACTCAATCAGCGTGACGATATGGTGTGGGGTAGCCTCCCCGGTTGCATTCTCTACAAGATAAAACGCATCGCGTTGAAAGATGCAGAGAAAGCTGCCGAGCTGATCAACTACTACGGCATGAATCCGGATAAAGCAGTTGATGAGCAGAACGGCGAACTTGCACAACTTGACCGTCTGCGCCAGATTCGCAAAGAACTTCTCGATGCGGAAGCTGACAAGAAGGAAGAAACGCTGGATGAAGTTGCCCCTGCGGCATCTAAAGCTGCGTAACACAAAGAGCCTGCTTTTGCGGGCTCTTTTCCATTCACATGATAATTTACGTGGACGTCACGTTTAACTCTGCAAGGAGCGGTCTAATGCCCAAACCATCCAAGCCGAGTAAAAAGCGCATTTACTCGGTCAAGACGTACAAGGCGCGCATTGAGCGTGCTAATGCGCGAATCAAAGAACTGGAAGCGAAGAGAAAACGTCTCGACACTTCGAAGACTCGAATCACCCGACTGTCCACCCTTTACAAGCAGCGCGCCGCGCTTGAGAAAGCGGGCGACGAGAAAAAGCTGGCATCGTTCAAGAAGCGTTACGGCAAGTATCTCGGCAACGGACAACTCCGCACACCTGCCGACATTCGCGATCTTCTGCGCAAGCTGAACACCAAGCTGAACATGTCGGCCCGCGCGATCAAGTCGCTGCACGAACGTATCTCCGGATACAACAGCGGCATGAAGATTGCGCAGCAACGTGAGCGCGCCAAACCCAAGAAGGCGACCAAGTGATGATGGCCTTTCCGTATGCGCCAGAAACTATTCCAATGGTCGGTTACGAGGAAGGCTTCAAGCCTAAAGTTTACCTCGACTCCAAGGGCTATCCGACTATCGGTCACGGTTTCATGTTCGCTCGCCGCACAGGCTTGCCGTTGTCATCGTACGAAAATTTCAAGTTGAGCCAAAGCATTTCGCTCGCGATGCTTGAAGAAGTTTGCGCGGAGTACGCCGCCCAAGCCGAAATCCAACTCGCCCGTCAGTGGTCTGCTATGAACGCAGATCGTCGGGGCGTTCTCATTTCCATGATTCATCAACTCGGAATTGTAGGCGTTCAAGGATTCTCGAACTTCTGCAAAGCTGCGGCTGACGGCGATTGGAAGCGTGCGTACGAAGAAATGCTGGACAGCAAGTGGTACAAGCGAGACACACCGCAACGCGCAATGCGTCACGCACTGGTCATGCTGCACGGCTCAATCAATCACGTTTATAGTGGAGTCATCAAGCTATGAATAAGCCTCACACTTCTGCGGGTGTCTATACTCGCATTCGTGACTTTTCGCGGATGCCTACCGTCGATAACGGGATCCGTATCGGCATGGTAGGTGCGATGGAGCGCGGCCCCGTCAACATGGTATGGCGCACCATTTCGCCGGAAGACTGGCGCACCTATTTCGGTCGCCGTAACATGGCAAAGTTTGGCATGTCGGGCATCGTTGCTCACTACTGCCACCAGTTCACCAACCAAGTGTATAACGTTCGTCTCGCGCCCGACGCTGAGTATGGCGTGCTGCACCTGACCGTTGACGATCCGAAAGCCAACATTCCGAAGTTCAACCTCGCACCGCACACCGACAACGACGGCAACGTCATTGGCGTTAAAGACGTTGCGGAACTCGGCTGGCTGCCGGATGATCCTTTGAACTCCGTCGAACCCGGATTCTTCTATCAGGCCAACCCCGGTCTGTGGGGACGTAACTATCACGTCTTCATGCTGCCGAACAACCCCGCAGGTCTCGACCCGATCAAGAATCGCACCGAGTACAACACCAACCTGTTCAAGCTGATGATTTTCGAGAACTACGTTGCGGGCTCCATGCCTGTCGAGTCTCACACCGTCAGCTTCGATTCGTACATCGACTCCGAAGAGCGCCAGTACGAAATCGGTGAAGTGCTCGAACGCAATTCCACGATTCTGCGTTGGAAGCGTAACACCTACTGCCCTGCATTCCAGATTATGCGCTCTGCAAACAGCGCGCTGCTGGGTGGTGCCGACGGTCGCTTGCCCAACAGCGATGAGATCGCAGAAGCGTACAAGCAATTCTTCTCCGACCGCGAAGAACTGTCATGCCATCTGCTGGTAAACAGCATGGGCTTCGATCACATCGTTCACCGTGCAATGCTGTCCGTGTGTGAAAACCACGACAACTGCCGCGCGTTCCTGAACGTTGCACCTGATCGTCAGTCAGTACGTAATGCGGTCAACTACCGCAACAGCGTGCTGAACGTTGACACCTTCTATGGCGCGCTCTACACGGGCGACCTGTTGGTGTACGATGAGGAAGAATCTCGCAAGGTCTATGTGCCGCTTGTGGCGTTCGCCGCTGGTGCATATGCTGCCGCGCGTTTCGTTACCGCTCCTGCGGGTCTCGACATGAGCACGCACATCAAAGTTCTGGGTGCCCGTTACGAATACGACCAGCCCGAGCGCAACGTGTTGACTGACAACCAGATCAACTACGTGCGCAAGATGCCGGAAGCGTTGGGCGGAACTTATGCGCTGTGGGAACAACTCACGCTGTATCGCCGTCAAAGCACTCTGCGCAACATCAACGTTTCTGCAACCAGCGGTCGCGTCCTCGAACTTGCAGCCTCCCGTGCGAAGTGGGGTCTGTTCGATCCGAATGACGATGTGCTCCGTAAAGAAATGGTGACTCAGATTTCCGACGAACTGGAAATCCTGAACCGTCTGGGAGCATTCAACGTTGTTGATGGTGCTACTCCGTTCGAAGTTATCTGTGACGAGCGTAACAACACTAACCAGAGCAACGCCAACGGCGATCTGATTATTGACGTTATCATCGATCCGGCCAACTCCATTCGCCGCATCATCATGCGCTACAACATCAATCCCAAGGGATCTCGCGTTACCGAGATTGCCGCATAAAGAGGTTTGTTCATGGAACTCAAGCTGGAGAAATTCATCAATAGCTTGGAGATCACTACGAACATTCACCGCCAACACGAAGCCCCCATCATCGTTCGCGTAACCCGTGACGATGATGGGTCGGCCCACGTCGTTTGCTGTTCGTACTTCAAGCCGCGTTATATCCTGCTCCCCATTCAGGCCATCTGGATCGACTTCAACCCCGAGTCCGAAACTTTCCGTCATGCGTACCTGCGCACCAAGAAAGGCAAGACTCCCGACGAAGACGTGTGGAAGGTTCTGTACTTCTACGCCGATGCGTTCCCTGTTCAAGAGTACGACCCTGCGGACATTGAGTTGATTTCGATCACTCTGCCGCCGCCCGCAACTACTGCGGTGCAAGGTATCGGCTACCTGTCCACGGCCAACGCAGACTCGCGCGCTATCATCGAAGGCCACGAAGCACTCACCGACAACCGCGACCCGCTCGACCACACTCACAAAGAGAAGCCTGCTACTCTGGTGCGTGACGGTAACGGCGTGGCGGTGCCGATTGCTTCACAGCCGAACCCGCGACTGTTTCAGGCGCTCGTTGCTGACGCTGACCCCGATGGTAAGGTGACTTACTCTTGGCGTCGTGTCAAAGAACAAGATCTGGGGGTATGACCATGATGGAGAGCGAACAAATCCGTCAGATGGCCGATGCCATTATCGACGTTACTGGTTTTGTGGAAGGCGGCCCCGCCAAGATCTACAAACACTACAACGCCGTACTCGGCCAGTCGATCATCATCTACGTGTCGAACGACGAGCCTACTCGCGTTCTTCCGTTGAACGTTCTGTGGCTGGATACCAACCGCGACCGTAGCACGTACAAGCAATTCGTGCGCCGTGTTGCCAAGGTTCCCAGCAACGGTTTCCGCAACACTTGGGAACTCGTTACCGAATTCATGCGCCTGTTCGTCGCGCAGTCTTACGATCCGCAAGATGGCACCCCTGGTGTTGGCGACGTCGGTATCGCAACCAAAGACACTGCGGGCCTCGCGAAACTCACGACCGATGCCAAGCCGATCACCGCACCGCGCTTTGTTGCAGTCGATGACCCGCGCCTGAAAGACAAACGTCAACCACTGCCGCACGACGAAATGCACGTCGAGAAGCCGCTGGTCGATGTAATCGGCGTCGTGAACATGGCGAACGGTACTCCCGCGCAGGGCGGCACTTTCGTCGCTGAGTCGAGCGAGTTGGCGCAACAGCGCAAGCTCAAGAAATCCGAAGTAACGGGGTGATGCAATGACTCTTCTCGAAGCTACCATCATTCGCTTGTTCAACACTGCGATTCGTCGCGGTTGCAATCCGGCAAGTCCGGTGCGCCTTGAACTCGTCGAGAGTGAGCAAGAAGATTCTCGCAAGTTTGTCGTGGTGTGCTCCTACACCGAACCGACTTTCAGCGAGATTCCGTATAACGTTCTGTGGCTGGTGATGAACCCGGGTTCTCTCGACCACAAACACATCTACCGCCGTGTGAGCCATATCACCGACGGCAAGTTCCGTGGCACATGGGAACTGATCACCGCGCAAGAGCAACTGTTCGCAGTCGATCAATACTATCGCCCTGTTGTAGAAACTCCGGCTGACCTTGGTCTGGACGTGAGTGATCTGACCGTGCCTCACGCCACCTTGAGCGTGATGGGTATCGTGTTGCTGGATGAAGATGAAGCCGACGGTTTGGTGGTAAGTGACACCGACCCGCGCATGTCTGACCCGCGCTATCCGAACCCGCACGACCATCCTGATTATCCGCGCTCGATGATCAAGATCAACGACAGTGCTTACGCGATTCTCGAAGGCAACTCGCCGAAAGCGGGCGACACGCTTTACCTGACGCGCGCCCACCCCACCGACCGCAATGCGTTTTTCGCACGCTGGGGTAAACTGAGCCCGTCCGACGTTGAATGGGCTTCTGCTCGTTTGGAGCGTCTGGTTATCAGTCTTCCGGGGAACGCCGCATTCATGGAGCACAACAGCTCTATGGATCTCATCGGTACTGCGATTTGGACTGACCGCACCGAAGTAGACCCCGCAGGTTTGTCGTGGGAGATTGAAGCCAACGCCATCGGTGTCACCATCGATCCGGCGACTGGTGTTGTCACTGCTCCGAAACTGCAAGCCGACGTCGATTTGCTGGTGACTGTTTCAATGCGCGATCCGGTGTTCGACGTTATCGTCAAGGGCACCTACACTCTGCGCATCGTCTACGTGAAGCAGGAAGCGCAACTGACCTCTATCGAGATCACTGGCGCAACCGACATGCTCCCGGGGACTTCCACCACGTTCGGCGTTGTTGGTGTTTACGATGATGGCTCTCGCGTCGCAATCGTGCCCGATACTTTCGTTTCCGGTACTCCGGCAGCGCTCGGCCTGAATGGTTACGTCGGCACCGCCAAACGTGTTCCGCAAGACACTATGGTAACGCTGACCGCTACCAAGGGCGCGCTCTCTGACACGCACGAAGTTCGCATTCGCAAGTTCGTTCCGGTGTCGCTGGATATTCGTGGCCCTGCGATTGTCGATGAGCACACCGAAGGCACTTACACCGTCCACGTTTCTTACAACGACGGCACGACTGAACAAGTCACTCCGCTGACCTTCACCATCGACAACCAGCACGCCACCATCAACGGCATGAAGGTAGCCGCTGGTGAAGTTGCTACCGACGAAGCTGCAAAACTTTCTGCATCCTTCGAGGCGTCCGGCGTAACTGTCAACGCGCAGAAATCTATCACTCTGCGTAACGTCAGCAACCCGCCGACCAAGCGTCCGCAAAGCCTGAACATCATCGGCCCCGCTACCGTCAACGAGAAGACCTCGCAACAGTACGCCGTGAAAGTGGTGTACGACGATGGCTCTATCGAAGACGTGAAGCCGGAAGAGATCACTTCATGGACTGCGCTGGTCGGTACAATCACCGCAACTG